TATAAGTATGGTGATCCGCTCTTGTTTACCGATGACGAATATGGTCTCGCATATTATATCGGATTCTTATAAACAAGAAGGAGGATCTGTATCTCAAAGAAATTTGGTTTCACTTGAAACACAAGAATCTACATCAAGTCGTCAATCGGAACAAGATGTAGTAGAAGAGAATGGTAATGACGATGAGGACGATGAGGACGATGAGGACACGGAAGAATATAATACAGATAACTCATATGAAACAGATGGCGCCTATAAAGAAGAAGACGATGACGAAGACGATGACGAAGACGACGAAGACGACGAAGACGACGAAGATGACGAAGAATCTGGATCTTCTACGGATGATGAGAAGGAAACAGAGGCAGACATAGAGCCAGAAACAGAATCCGAAACAGAAGAGCAAACAGAAGAGCTAAAAGACGAGCCAGTAGTAGAACCAGTAGTAGTAGAACCAGTAGTAGTAGAACCAGTAGTAGAAGAACCTGTAGAAGAACCTGTAGAGGAGCAAGTAGAAGTACCTGTAGTAGAGCCAGTACAAGAGCAAGTAGAAGAACCTGTAGTAGAGCCAGTACAAGAGCCTGTAGAAGAGCCTGTAGAAGAGCCTTTAATAGAACCTATTGAAGAGCCAGTACAAGAGCAAGTACAAGAGCCTACAGTAGAACCAGTAGAGCAGGTTGTAGAGGAAAAAATAGAAAATAATAGAAAAATTATTATGCCTAAGAAGCATGCTCAATTACAAAAACCAAAACAGCGCCGACATAAGACAGATGCGTTCTTTTAATCAAAAAATATAGGTCCTTTTTTTGTAAGGATGATACTTGCTATTTTGTTAACAGCAATTGTGTATCTTATTTTACAGCGAATAGATGATAATCGTAAGGAAAAAAATAATGAACCAATATCTTCATGGGGATCTCGTATAGGTTTACTGTTCTTCGTAGCTATTGTTTGCTTCGTAATTACATACCTTTTTGAGAATATGAATCCAGATAAAAATGATAATTTCGCATTTGTAGAAGGTGGAAACTATGAACAAGGAATGCTTCATTCAATCAATGAATCAATACATGTCGGGATGCCTCCATTCTAATAGGAGAATGCGTTATACAAATATAAATTAAATATATATAATGAATAAGGCAAAAGTAATTATTCAAAGAATTTAGATGAAATTGGAACTAAGAAAATTTGATCCACGAAGCATAAAGGACGACAGTGTTTGCATATTTTTAGCAAAGCGTAATTCCGGAAAAACAGTAGCATTAACACATGTATTATCCGCTCATATGAACATGCCAATAGGTGTGGTCATTAGTCCTACAGAACAGATGAACAAACATTTTAGTAATTATATTCCGGGCATGTTGATTTATGATGAATATAGTCCGCAAATTCTTCAAAAATTTGTAGATCGTCAGCTAAAAATAGCAAATCAATACACGACTGAAAAAGAACGTTATGGTCATACAGATATTGATCCTCGTGCCTTTCTTATTCTGGACGATTGCCTTTATGATAAAACATGGCCAACGGATAAGAATATTCGTCAACTTTTCATGAATGGTAGGCATATGAAGGTATTTATGTGCATTACTATGCAGTTCCCCCTTGGTATTCCTCCTGTGCTTCGTACAAATGTAGATTATGTATTCATTCTTCGGGAGCCAAACATTTCAAATCGTCACAGAATTTATGAACAGTATGCTGGTATCTTTCCAAGTTTTGAAATATTCAACGATGTTTTAAATCAATGTACGGAAGACTATGAATGTATGGTCATTGACAATAAGACACAGAGTAATAAGATAGAAGATCAAGTATTTTGGTGGAAGGCAGATCCAGGTATTCAATTTAAGATGTGTACAAAAGATCTATGGGATATGCAAGCACTTGAAAATCAGCGTAAATTGATGGGCTCATCCACGGCAGACGAAGACGACGAAGAAGATTATAATCCTAATTTGATTGTTAAAAAGAAAAATAGCACAAAAATTAAGGTATGTAAGAATTACTAAAGGCGAATAGAGATTCCTCTGTATATCCGTAAGAAGCTCATACATCATATCATAGATCGTATTCATTTTTGTTCTATAGCACTCTATTTGAGATGATAATGAAAAAAGGAGACAGTTCATATTTATAATATTCTTGTTTTTGGTTTACATAACGGATTTAGGCTTGTAAGAAAGGGCAGCAGCGCTAAATCCTTTCGTGAATATGGTAGCTATATATGCCAGGATGGTAAGTCCAACCATGACGGCATATAGGACGCCCAGAACCCATGCCAATAGGTTGCAGTTACCAACAGTGAGGCAATTTACTACATAGGTGGTATATATAGCGAAGGCATACATCACTATAACACTAACCAGCATCATAGGGCTCTTCATGAAGATAGCACCCAGAGCAGTAACTACGAATAGAATCGTGGCAAATAGGATCACCAAGAATGCGGGCATGGTCATAGTGACATTAGCAAACTTCGTCATACGAGGCACAGGTTGTTCAAGAACTCCCATCTTATCTATATAATATTATCTAATATAAAAATATAAAAAATAAAATTTTGTATTTTTATTTTTTATATTTTTTGATTTTGTATTTTTCTTTTTTTGATTTTTTCTTTTGTATTTTATTTTTGCTTATTTTTACTTTTTTACTTCTTACCATTCTTCTTGGTAGCGACCTTCTTGCTTGAAGAAGATGACCCGGCGATATCCGCATCGCTATCTTCCGTATCAGAGAGCAAGTTCGCGCCATCCATAGGCTTCGTAGCACCATTCTTCTCCTTGTGTAGGTTCCAAGCATTGACTGCCATGCTCATCAGCTCCTTGGGCTTGGATTCGGGGTGCTCTTCCCTCAGCAACGCGATGTTGTCCCTGATGAAGTTGTTGTACAGCGAGGGAGTGCGCTTGGGGGCATTGGGGTCCTTGACCTTCTTGCCCGTAGCAGCCTTGGCTGCCTTCTTGCTCTCTTCCTTGAGGTTGTCCTTCACGGCGGACACGATGTCGCTGAGGTGCTCCTCGAGGCTCTCAAGAAGATCGGCATCCTTGTCGGTGAGAACACGGTGGATCTCTGCGACAAGCTTGTCGATAGACTGCGAGGCAACCTCGATCTCGTGCTTCTGGACGGCCTTGATAATATCGTTCATGCTTGACATTGTTGTTCTGGCTTGTATGCTTGTTTTGTTGGATATATTACTGCTTGGTGATAATCAATTTTTACTGTCAATTTTCAATTTTTTGTAGGAAACGAGAAAATCGTGAAAAATTGGGAAAAATTAGTATTAAAAATTTAAGTAAAAAAATGAAAGGAAGTTTAATAAATTTATTACCTTACTTGATAACAAGATGGCGTATGTATTGCGTTCTCATCTTCGGGTGCCATACGATAGATGTGTGAATCATATACAAAAGAACCTCCGTAATACCTTACGAGTTCATATTATATCGCATGACATACCGGATACGATTACTACGATTCCAATTGAACAAATAAAGAATATGGAAATTACTCATATGGAAGAGAGTTTTTGCGAAAGCAATAGTTGTCTAAATGGGAAAATAATGTATAACAACAATATGTATAAATTTATCACACACCATGTTTCGTATGATGTTGTGCTTATTATGGAAAAAATAAGTTATCCCTTTAATAAAATAAAGATTATATTACCGATTACTTCCTATAAAGACGCCAATATGGATTATAAAATATATATACCACCCGAATATTCAAAGGACGAAAAAATAATACCTATTGAATTTGTATGGGAATTTTTATTTCAACTAGCACCGTACCTATATCAGCATTCATAGAACCTTTGATATATTTATACTTATTCATATGTACATAGGGGTTATGAACTTTTCTTTTAGCTTTTTCTTCTCTTTTTTATTTCGGGCACATTTCAATAAATTGTTCTGTATTACATAGGTCTTTTACGAATTCCCATACATGTATTCGTTTCATAAACTGTCCTAATGTTTCAAAGCGTAAATTCGTGTTTTCTTCCAGTTCTGGCCGATCATTGGTCGGTATTTCACAAAATTCAATTTCAATCTGTTTCATCTGCTCTTCTGTCCGTCGTATGGGTATGAACATCACATCTACACGATTGTTTTCATATGTCGTTTGAAAGATTTTGGTTCGTTTTGGAAGCGTTTTTAATGACACGAGACCTCTGGTTTCTTCTCTTATCTCGCGAATGGCGCATTTGTTTGTTCGTTCATGCTCCTCGCAAGTGCCACTAATGAACGTCCATTCTTTTTCCACGGCATCTTTTACAATAAGAAATCGCGGTTTCTTTTCATATTTTCGTAAGGAAACATAAATCACGGCAAGTATCTTACGATCTACGGTAGGCATTCTTGTTTTATAATCTACAAAAAATTTAATAATCAAATCATATTTTTATTATTGCTGTATTTGTTCCATTTATCGTTGTTCAATCCAAGTTAAGGCTGCTACAGCATCTTTGTTTGTTCCATATCCAGCAATGGCTAAGGTGATTGTATCACTGACTGTGCCAAGAGCACTACGCCCAATTTGATATTGAGTATCTTTATCCAATATAACACGACTACCGCCCCCACCTATTGATATAATTCCAGCATCTATATTAACTCCATCGGTAATTGCCGTCGTAGAAGTCATGTTGTATTGGACGAAAGAATTGGTGTCTGTCATATTTACCCATGAGCCATTAGCAATCGTAGCATTACGAATAATTTTATAAAAGATAATGGTATTATCTAATGTAAATGCTTGGAAAGATGAGGGTATGACAATACCCTGAAGAGCGGTCGCTTTTAAACGAATACTGATGACCGGATAAAAGGTTCTGGCAGTGGGCATATTATAACCGGTTAAAGGAGTGAGTAAACTTTGGGCGATACCTAATTTTGTTGTATTTCCTTGATTGGTTAATGAATTTGAGAATTGAACCATATAATTTGTACCAGCAACACCATCTATATTTTTTATTTCTAAACGAATAGGAAGAAAAGGTGTTATACTCCACGGAAATGGTAATCTATTTCCTGTATTAAATGTATGAATTGTACGAGCACTACCTTCAATAATATATTTAAATATTACCTGACCGGCTCCATACCATTCATATTCAAAGCCTATCATTTGCATAGCATCCCCACTTGCTGTTATTCCACTATCTCCAGTTCCATCTAATTTATCACCATTCCAATTTGACCTGGAAACGCGTTCTAAATAAGGTGTCCCATTGCTTCCATACGAATTTACTAAGGTACATGCATAATCGCCGCCATTATCCTCAAAATAAAAACCGTCCGTTCCATTGTACAATCCTATTCTACGACGAATTCCTGAAACTGGATTATTAAGTTTTATTCCAAATGTCAATTCTGCACTGCGCCCAGGGATATATCTCATAGTATTTATGGTTTGGCGAATTACTTCAGAGTTTGATTGTCCTGATACTTGCATAACGACACCAGATATATTTGATGAGAATAATGCCGAACCTCCATTTTGTGTAGAATTATCCCATATATCTGTTTCAATACCGTACTGGAATGTATTAAAGAAGACGATTTCAGATGCGGCTACCTTAAGTTGGTTTTTACTTGTTGTTGGAGAAACTATCTTTGTTGGAAATGGATTTGTATCCGAAACATTACTATTTTTAACATTCACATTGACATTACCAATCGTGTTAGACCCCGTAGGTAATTGTCTTGTTAGATAAGTTCCAATTTCCACATTACAAAGAGAAATAGGTAGTATTCCATTGATATCTACCTTCCCAATTGTGTTAGACCCCACAGGTAATTGTCTCGTTAGATAAGTTCCAATTTCCACATTACACAAGGATACAGGAACAACCCCATTCACATTGACATTACCAATTGTATTGCTTCCAATAGGGATTTGACGAGTTAGATAGGTTCCAATTTCCACATTACAGAGCGATATAGGTACAACCCCATTCACATTGACATTACCAATCGTATTGCTTCCCGTTGGAATTTGACGCGTTAGATAAGTTCCAATTTCCACATTGCTTCCTGTTGAAACCTCCAACGGTATTGATTCTATTATTTTTACAGGATACGCGTACATGTTTAATATTTGCTATTACTGTATTATTGTATTATTATAAATGTTTAAGTTTTATTGGTTTAAAATAATAACTTGTCTTTTTGTATAATTATAATGGACGAAGCATTACAAGAACTTTACAAATATGCTTTGAATTTACAAGATTATCTTCTAATTAAAAATGCCGATGCTATAGATAATATAGTAGATTCTTATTTAGATAAAATAGATAAATGTGCCACGAATACGATTTCAACATTACAGATAAATATAAATATAAACAAAGATGAATATATAAGAAAACATTTAAAAGAGTTTTTGTTAATATTTCAAGTTCTTATAGGTTCCATCTCAAAAGAAAGATTAAAACAATATAAAAATAAGTCTCTATTAAGATCTGTTGCGGATAAAATTTTTATAAAACTATTAAAAATCCGTAAAATATCTGTTTATATGTATCGATTTCCATCTCTCATATTTACTGAATTCTGTAAAGGAATTACTTATTTTGATACAGAAATGATTGTAGAATTAGATAAGCTTATCTATCATAGAAATCAGTCATGCGGGGCATCCGATAGAGATTATTTGAATAAGTTTCAAAAAGGAAGCAACGATACAGAAACAAAACAGATACAAAATATAAATGCTCTACGAAAATGTTATATAGAAAGATCTATATTTAATTTTATTTATATGAAATTTAGTTATCAGGATATAGGTCATTTATTGGAATTAAAACATATAGAGCGCTTATTGGAAGAATATTATCCAAAACAAAGTATTACTATTGTGATTACAGAATATGATCACGGTATCTATCCAAAAACACTCAAGTTGATCTATTCCTCGATGATACATGGTATGAATATTGAAATTATCGAAACTTATAGAAAAATAAGAGACCCTATTTCACAGGAATATTTACCAGAAACAATATGTTACAAAACATTATCAAAACAAAAAAATGGCAAAAGTATCATAAAAACATATAGCAAAAAGCAAACATTTATTCAAGAGATGAAATGGATAAATTAGTCTATTTTTATTGGTTTAAAATAATAACTTGTCTTTTGTATAATTATTAGTAAAGTAAATGGAAAACGAATTTTATAATGTAGTGAGTGAAGCAAGACGATACGAGCTTTCATATACAAATATAGATGTTCTTAAGGGAGCACTTACGAGATGGGAAAAATTGTTAAGAAAAACAGATGTTGAAATTTTGATAGAGTTTGAAAATATACATTGGACGGAAATTACGCGTGTTATACATATTCTTCGTGCTATAAATGACCCATTGATAAGAGGAGCACATGATCGTATTTTTAAGAATATATTTGGTAGAGAAAAACGTATCCCGTCCTCATTAACTGTTCTTTTTGGTAAATTCATAAGAGGCATTACCTATTTTCAAAACCAGAACGCATATGGCATGGAAATACCAATATACCATCGTTTATATTCTTGTGGCACAGGCGAGGATGCTTTTCGAAACACGTTTCAAAGATGTACGGCGGATATGAATGTTCGTACAAGGATAGAAACTTGTTATATCGAACGGATGATCTACGATTATATGTATTGTAAATTAGTGTTGCTTTTTCCAAATACTGGGACAGAAGAACAATCGCAAGACAAAAAACATATGGATAGATTGGCGCTTACCAAAGGCGATTTTGAAACTTGTTTTCCAAATCTGCGTATTGAGATTGATATGGAGTTTAATAATATGAATTGGCCGATTGAACTTATCATTCATAGATATATTCGGGATAAACTCGTTTCCAAAGAGACATATCGCAGAAGCATTGTATTTGGTGATGTATTTGGCGACAGAATCTATGAGGATGCCGTCGAAGCAATAAAAGAGACAGATCAATATAGATATTTCCGTGTTCAACGTTCCGTCTATAGACCAGCGTGGAAACGAATTTGAAAAATTTATGTAATATTTTTCATTCTTTTTGTAATAACATGCATACATCTTGGCATATCGGGAATTTCAAGAATGGCTGTTTTTTTAGCTACACTTTTACATGTATCGATAAATTCGTTATATGGTAGTAATGTACGCATAATATTACATTCCGAACAACAGGGAAGAATATTATTCATTGTATATCCATTCGTATTGTCTATACGATCCACACCATTTGTATTTTGTTCTGTGATAGGACGAATACAATAATGACACGGTTTTGCTATTATAGTTAAGAATTCTTCAATTGTTATTTCAAATTCAATCTTTTTTCGTTCTGCTCGATATTTGTATGTGCTATACAAAGCACGATTACTTCGTATAGGCCATATATCTGGATATTTTGTATCACCAAATCCATGGCACGATGCTATATGAATACATCTTTCAACAAATGTATGAGCGTCTAATGATTTTTTTATGAAATTACAATTCTTACAGCATCCTACACAATTTGATAATATATATCCCTTCGTATTATCCATTCTATCAATGCCATTTACTGTTTTTTCCGATTTGAAATCACAATAGAAGCAATGAGACAGCATCATTTCTTCGCATTTATCATGCGTCATTTCTTCATCCCATTGATAGCCTTTCACTTTTGCTTGTCTTCTTATCGCATCTAGACGATATACAATATTTTTTGTTTTCCAATGAGCGAGATGTTCTTTATTATTATTACGCCAAGCTTTTTGTAGTTCAGCATTATGTTGTAAATATAATTCTTCATTTTCAGTCCTCTTTTTTTCACGATATATTTTATAATATTGTTTTTCTTTTTGTCTTTCATTTCTTTTTTCCATTACAATAGGATTTTTCTTTTGTCTTGAATCTTTTTCTCTACATTTGATACATCTCTTTACAGGAATATTTTTCTTACCAATATAGGAATCTAAATCTCTCCAACATTTACAATTCGTACATCGCTGTTTGTTTTCCATTTTTATAGAATACTTTTTTAAGTTCTATTATAAAAAATAATTATACTATTCATTTTTTCTTTTCAAATTTTTAATTTTTTATTTTTGTTTTATATTTTTCACGGCGTAGGCGAGTCCTCCTGACTAGTTACTGTAGGCCAATCCTCCCATACCAGACATCACACGCAGGACGTTGTAGTTCACGGCGAAGGTCTTGATCACACCGCCATAGGTGGAGGTGAAAGACAGAACGGCGGTATCGATTCTCGACATATTCAGGGTCCCCGAGGGTTGGTGTTCCTGAGGTTTGAGGGCAAACGAGTACACATTGATTCCGGTGTTGTTGGGGATGTTGTCGTGGTGTTGGTAAGGCTGGACCAGGTTGAAGTAGTCGCCATCACGAGCAGTGAATCGGTCGTGTCCGTTCAGCTGGAGCTTGGCGGCAGTCATGGTGTTGGATCCATTCCAAGCAAGGTTGGGATTGACTGTGCTGACGGCGGTACTAACACCATCGGCATTCACATAGTTGTTCCAAGCGTTGGAGGCAGGGGTGGATCGCTGGAGAACCCAAACCAGCTCCTTGACGGGGTGGTTGAAGTTCAGCTTGATGCGGTTGGCCGAGGCAGTGATGGACTCGGATCCAGTGAACTGCAGCTGTTCGATCAGGTACTCGTGGGAGAGCTGAGCGAATCGGCGACGCTCGTCGGTGTCCAGGAAGACATAGTCCACCCACAGGGAAGCTGCGGACAGAGATCCAGTGACGGTTCCTACCTTGGATAGGTTGGCGAGGGTCTCGAACTGGATGTTGATCTTGACCTCGTGGTATTGGAGGGCGATCAGGGGCAGAGCAAGTCCGGGGTTGCGGCAGAACCAGAACTCCAGGGGCACATACAGAGTAGGGGTAGCAGGGGCATAGGCATCAGCTACATTGGGGGAAGCACCAACCATCTTCTGGTACCCGAGCTTCTTGGACTGAGGTAGGGTTAGCTCGTTCCAGATGTACATCCAGTCGGGGTAGTGCTTGTCGATGGACTGTCCACCGATCTCCAGCTCAACATAGTTCATCAGAGCGAGACCAACATAGTCAACCCACTTGGTATTGGCTGCGGTAGTGGGCAGAGTAACCTGGAGGTAGACACGGTGGATCAGATCACCGTTGCGGCTGATCTGGCAGGTAACACGCTTTCCGAAGTCAGCGGATCCACTGAAGGTCTGTTCAATGCTCTCCAGAGCAAAGTTCGTGTGGCGTCGGTAGACGACCTTGAAGAAGGTGATCTGGGGATCACCAGTCAGGTAGACATCTTGAGCACCGTAGGCAACGAGTTGTAGTAGACCACCTCCCATTATAGCTGTGTATACTATTAAATAAGAAAAAAATTTTACAGAAAATATGGCGCACTTGTATTTAAGCGCTTCCCTTTGAATTAGTATAATTCACTTTATTGTATGTTTAAAGAAAGATCAACAAAAAAACGGATAACAACAACCGATCATTCAAAAGAAACAACACTTGATGCAAAACATCAACAAGTTGTCAGCGGTCTAATAGATAAATATGGACGATTAGAGGATTATATAAAACAATGTCAAACGATAACTGAAGATCGCAGTAGATGGCGTAATGAAATATCAACTATGCAGAATGATAATTTAATTGACACCATTTCGTACGATACGGCTTGGACGAGCAATTTATGCCTTACAGACCAATTAGTAGGTCTTGAGCGAAAAATAACAGAATTGAAGTCTCATAAAGATGAAATTGAATATTATGAGAATACGGCAAATATACTTTTTGAATACTACGAGCTTATAG